ACGGCCGTGCCATCAGACACATCTACTATTGAACCAGTATTACTCAATACAGTTGCAAAGTTAGTTGTAGGTGTGTTTGTATCCTGCACAATAATCAGATCACGAATGTTCAGCATTGCTGCTGCATCATTAAAGTAACCCGCAGAGTTGATTGCTGCAATCGCGTCTGCTGTTCGGTACATCCAAAGGGCGGCGCCACTAGCACCTCCGATACGATGTAGACCTGCTGCTGCGTAAGCCATTATAAAATCCTTCCTTAACCGTTGTTGTCCAGAACTTCATAAATGCCGTTGGCGTCAATAGCGACTGCGCCCATAGACATCATGGAGTTTGCAAGGTGAGATGCCTTTTCAGCAACATAATTAACCTCAGTAGCAACTTCTGCGTTAATACCAAGACCGATTGAAGAGGTATGATAAGCCATATTCTTACCGCCTGTTACAGCAGAAGTAGAGAATATCTTAAAGCCCATAAATTCCTTCATGGTCATACCGCCAGCAAATGGCAGATTCTGCTCACCAACAAAGTCGGACGATGCAAACTGAGTAATTGCAAACAGATCAGCATAGCCTTTAGGGTGCATAGCTAAATAACGCTGTCCGTCTTCTGGAACATTAGCAACGCCCATAGTTTCAAACAGTGATAAAATGTCAGCTATTTCAATAGCAGAACTTGTATCGTGAATCTGAGTGCTACTAGCACCAGCATCCATAGCTGCATAAATCAACTCGTCAGTCTTACGACCAAGAGCAGCAGCAGCAGATTGAGCAACAGCTTGACGCTCGTTGATGTTAGTCTTCAACTCGTCTAGCTTATCAATATACTCAGGAGCATAGAAGTCAGTCATTGTTGCTTCAACAGTGGTGTGCGCCAATTCCATCGGAGTGACATTACCATTGCGAGATTTGGTAGTGGCTACGCCAGCACCAATTTTTTGGAACCGAACAACAGACGCAGTAGCGTTTGCAGTACGAACCGTATTCCGCAGCTTAGAACCCATACGTTGATATGCTAAATGCACATCGGATTCAAACTGCTTGATGAAGGCTGTATCTATTGTATTAGCCATTTCAAGAGTCCTTTATTAAGGTTGCATTTGTACCTTGGGTATCCTTCTGCATCCTCAACGTAGGTATCCTAACGGGCTACTCAGTGCATTACGGGCCGTGATGATAGAGCGTAAACATTCTTTCTATTAGGATTGCAACGCACAAATTGAACATAGGTATCTCCAGACTCGTCCTCAACGGTGCTAGATATAGAAAACCCCAGCCATATCATCCATTTGATTACGCCTACATCTTCAGCATTTACTGAAAGATGAATCTCATAGTATGTTTGGTGAATATAAGATATTATTCTTGGGGAAAATTTAACGACGCCTATCCAACTTCTTTCCATTTCGTTTGTAAACATTGACCACATTTGAGACTGTTGGTTTCCAATCGCCTGCACACCAACTATTTGAATAGGACTGCCGTTCTTTTCAACAACAAAACAGTCCTCATGCTTCTGCATGTCTATTAAAATAGAAAGCAAATTATCAGATTCATCTTGATATTCAGCAATATTATAAGCTGCCATATCATTTAAAAATGGAACTATGTGACGTTTCTGCATGGGAACTAAATCAAAGCCCCCATGACTAAATAAAGGTTTAACCATATAGCTTCTGGTAAGACTCTTGAACTTGTTTAACGTACTGAGGGTCACGTTTTTGTGGATTCCAATAACGCTCATCGTTTTGCATAGTGCGAAGAGAGTCCTCAGTAAGTTGCGTAGTAGGGGAAGTGTTACCCATAAATGATGGAGACTTCATCTTTTCCATAATATGTTCAAGCGCAACAATACCACCAGCGCTTTCACACATACGTTGTATTGCATCTAAACTTTCTTCTGGGAAAAACTGGTTAGCAAAAAGACTAGCGGCCTCAATTCTATCACCCGAAGAATCGCCAAGTAGCTTGGCTTCAGCCTCAAGATCAGGTTGGGTTCCCTCAAGAACATCAGCAAATAGCTCAATGCCTTTTTGAAACTCTTCTTGACCAAGGCCGCTTTCAAAAGAATGTTCCGACCACCACTCAAGTAATTGGTTATCAACTGCTGATTCTGGATCAATACTATCAGGAAGTATGTAATCTCCTTTAGTGGCAGGGCGATCAGCGTATGCAGCCTGTTGCATTTCCTCTTGCCAAGCTGCCTTTAGGTCTTCTTCCTTTGAACCCAGCTTCGTAGATAATTCATTGTACGCCTTGCCCAAATCCTCTGGCGAGTTAAATTTCTCAGGCAACCAATTCGGTCTATCGGTTTGCGTTTGCGTAACTTCGCTAGCTGTTTCTGTGGGTTCAGACGATTCATTTAATAAAGACTCAGACATTATTCTTTACCTTATGTGCGTGGTTTATTCGTGATTCAATCAAAGCAACAATATATCTCTGGCCTTCCATATGACGCAACTCTTCTGTAGTTACGTTGGGGCCATGCACTTGTTGTATCGTAATTGATTTTAAATACTTTAAAACCGCCTGTCCAGAATCTGTTCCAAATAGTTGAGCTACAACTAAACTTATTTCTTTGTCGTTACCTGCGGCTCTTTGATAACCATCAATTCCAATGTTTGCTTTTGAAGCAGCCATTATATCTCCTGTTGTTGTTCCTCTGGCATAGCTTGTTGTTGCTGCATTTGTTGCTGCTGCATTTGCTGCGCCATTGCAACTATTTGCTTACGCTCTTCGGGATCACGAATCAAGGCGTCAGGTACGCCAAACTTCTTAGCAAGATGCGCTGCTGTTTCCTCAGAGTTAATAAGTAGGTTAAGAACCTCTGGCCCAAAGGTGCTTAGAACAAGCTCTAGAAAACGAGCTACAGAAGAAATGTCTTGATTTGCCTGTGCTTGTGCAAGAGGAGATATAGACTTAACCTTAACCTCACGACCATTAACCGTAGGTATTTCTATACGTCCTTGCTTTTTAAGTATGTAAACAACTCGCTGCAATACTGGCTGCACCAACTCGGCTTGTAATCTACCAAACGCAGAGCCAATACGACGAGATAAATCAGCCATACGTTCTGCAACCTCAGTTGCAGTAGCAGGGGTTTTATCAGGATTCCCAAGCATATCATTATACAATGCACGTTTAATATTTAAGCGCATATCCGAAAGTATAAGTTGAGCTACATCAAAGTTGCCAGCCGCTTGAATAGGTTGTAATCCACCAGAGCCAATAGCCTTTGGTATTATAGATCCCGGAACCAAAGATATGGTATCTGGATTTACAATGCCATCATCATCCATTTGATAAATGCCAGAGATAGCCATCTGTGCATTCTCAAGAATAAGCTCAATGGTTAGGTTCGTTGTCTTAATTGCCGATAGCGCATTAATAAGTGGGCCACGCCCATACACTTCCCCAGCGCACTTAGCCCAGCGGAAACAAATAAACGGATTAGACCCAATGCCAATTAAATTATTGCTATAAATAACACTCTTAGTTGTTAAGCAAAAAGCATAACTAATATAAGCCTCTTCATTCCTGCGAGAATAATCACGAACTACAAGCTCAAGAACAGTAGTGGTATTGTTTCCACCAGAGGACATCTGCCCTTTTATCTGGTCATTTAGAACTGCATCAGGATATAGAATTTCTAACTGATTAAATCGTATCCCCTTCCGCTCTCTATACACATGATCAATACGATCATCAGGCCCAGTATCAAGAACAACGTGGGGCAGGGGGATAGCCGCAAACCTAATAGGATTTATTGCGTCCCCCTCTTCCGCAACCAAGACGCCAGTACCAACAGCTAAATCCATGAAGGACTCATGAACTTCTTGAGAGAAGTTAGAGTTCTGAATTACCTCAAAGATGTATTCAGTTACTTCATCAAGATCATTATTAACTGCGTCACGTTGTTCTTTTGGAACTTCAGAGCCAGCAGTCATATCTGCCCATCTAGCAAAGTTAGGAACTAAGCCCGACTGCAATCGGGAAGCAAACTCTTGAACGCCAACAACAGCAGTCTCGTCAAAGATTTTATCATCCCGCCGCTGTCCAGCCGTTTCTGCGTAGAAGGACTCACGTTGCGGAAGTGAATACTCATAGCACTCTTCAAAAAGGGGAATGAAGTTCTCACGCTTTGCCTTGGCCTTTTCGTAATGCTCAAGGTAATTCTTTGCTATGGGATCAGTTATCATTATGAAATAAACCTATTATAGAAGCCAGCACCAGTAGAGCCAGTAAGTAAAGAACGCCGACCTCGCGTCCCCTGCCGCCTCCCCTGCCGAGATTTTAGCATCATTTCCTGTTCCTGATCCACGGCCCCTGTTTTAATTAAGGACTTAGGCTTAGGCTTTGCCTTAACAACAGGCTTAGAAGAAAGAGAAGCAGTGGTTGGTACATCTTTGCCAGATGTGTCAATCGTTGTTGGAGCTTTTTGACTAGCCTCTGCAAGAGTTTCAGCGGTTGCTGTTGCACTAGCAGAAGCAGCAGCATCAGCAGCAACCTTTGCTTTATTATTAGCAATAACTTTTGCAGCAGCATCAGCTTGCCTAGCGGCAGCCTCTTTATTTAAGCGCTTTTCATTAGCAATGGCTTTTTCAGTAGCAGCAGCTTTAGCCGCAGCCTTTTCTTCGGCAGCAATTTTAGCTGCGCTTTCTGCTTCTGCTAGTGCTGGATCAACAGTAGCCTTTTCCTCAAACTCACCACGGCCATAGACATTAGTTGCACCACCTGTCACTACTTTTTCAAGTTTAGAAGCAACCTTTTTAACGGGCCTAAATACTTTTTTTAATGCTTTCTTGCACATACTAATCTCCTTGGTTGCCAAGCGATAATCACATTAAAGAACAATCAGCAACGCACAATTACATGCGAGCCCATAGTCCTTGCCTACGCCTTGGCCCACTGCGTTTGGAGAATACATCAAAGTCCCTCTTGGCAATGGTAGGTTTAGCTGCCTTCTGATTATTCATCAAGGCCCTCCCCTCCCCTGCTCCAAGAAGTTGATACTGTAGGGCGTCATGTATGTGACTAAACATATTCTTATCAGGCTTATCTGCATATCGCTCACCAGATACTTCCATGCGGCGATACTGATACCCGCCCTCAAAACCTTTAATAAGCTGAGTGCAACGACGATCAACTAAGAAGGCGGGTTTCCCTTCCGCCATCTTGGTAAGCTGTGAAGAAACCGACTCAAGCCGCAAGTCCACGGAATTAGATGGGGCGGGGAATGCTCTAAGGCCAGCACCTCTAAGTATGTGGAAAGGGGTAGACTCGTCG